AGTAAGTATGCCAGAGACTTCTGGAGAGAACTAGGGTACCGTCCAAGTCGCAAAGTTCCTAGAGACCTTAGATGGAAGAAATACCATTTCACTACAAAGAGCGGTCCCAACGGCCATGCGTTGTACACCTCTACCGAAGATCTATATATGTTACCAGCCAATTTGGTGGACGATATATGTAACCGCGGAGGGGATAACTTAGCACAGCGTATGAGATCGCTCATTGCAGGAAATCGGTTGATTCAATCCTTAGGTCTCCCTGTTGAAGGAAAATCTTTCAGGAAAATTACTTGGTTCCCAGATGTGGAATTGAAAGTTCGGGTGATAGCCATTGGTGACTATTGGTCCCAGACTGTGCTGAAACCCTTACATCATTACCTATTCCGGGTTCTTCGTAAGATCCCTCAAGATTGTACTTTCGATCAGGGCTCTTTTATTAGTAAAATTGAAAAGTGGACGGACTTCTACAGTATTGACCTTACGGCTGCTACAGATAGGTTTCCGATCCAAACTATCAAGGATACTTTAAAAGGGCACCTCCCGGAAGACTACTTAGACTCGTGGGAACGGGTCATGGTAGGTCATCCATTTGATTCAAAACTGGGCATATTATCATACTCGGTTGGGAATCCTATGGGTTTCTATTCTTCCTGGGCATCTTTTGCAGTAGCACACCACTATGTAATGTACTACTGTTGTAGGGAATTAACTATCCCATACAGAGATGCTAAATACTGTATGCTAGGTGACGACGTCCTAATCGGCGATCGTGCCTTGGCAGAAAAGTATATGGAGGTAATCCAATCACTAGGGTGCGAATTTTCACCACTTAAGTCGCATACGTCAGCTTATCTATGTGAATTTGCTAAACGTTACGTCTATAAGGGTGTGGAAATTTCACCTTTCCCCGTTAGCGCGTTAAAAGAAAGCCACAAGAAGTACCATTTGATGGTCAATCTTTTAGCGGAGTTAACAGATAGGGGTTGGGCCTTGGTTGAAGGAATCCCGTCAACTATTTCCGAGTACTACCGATTAGTAGATCAAAAGCCGAGTAGGTTCTGCAAGGCAATTGAAATTAAATCGGAGGCCTGTGAACGTATAATGAAAGTTATACGGGGACAAATTACTGCTAAAGATGCCTTGAACAGCATTATTAGGAATAATAACCTCCCAATTCGCGATTTAGAAGAAGAAGAATCGAACGGAATCCTTCAATCTCTAGTTGTTGAATCTTTCACAGAGTCTAACCCAATTAACCATATAGGCAAAGGAAAACCATTAGGTGACCTAGCTATTACGCTAGTCTGTAGGTTAACAGGTTTAGACCACTCAGAAACTGAGGAACAACTTTGTGAAAATCCGAGTTGGATACCGCTTTTACAGGCTTATGGCCTTGTTGAGCAGTCCTACATGGATATCACAAAGGAAGCCTTCCGTATTGATACGGTGGGTGGTGGGGATTGGCCTTTATATTTACGAGCCATGGCCCTACCGTTAGATGATCGAGTCTTCGTAGAAAGGACAAGTCACCTAATTTCCCGAGCTTCAGCCCTCCTGGGCCAAAAGACCCTTGACCGATTTAAGATGTTTCTGGAAATCCCATACATACGAAAAGATTTCTTTGATCCATCGAAAGTCGTTAAGGATCAAAAGTCCTAGGATGGACAGTTCCCTATCAGGTTGATAACTGATAGTGGACCCTGGTGGAAAGGATGTCAATAGACTCCGGGGACACCAGTGGTATTCCCTCGCGCGTGTGAGAACGCCG